CTTGGATTATGTCGCTGATGCAGTCTTTAGATATAATAGATATGATGTGGGTATTAAAAAAGAAGATCGAGAGCCTATTATTATTTATATAAATTCTGGTGGCGGCGCTGTTTATCCAGCATTAGGAATGATCGATATCATTTTGGAAAGCGAAACTCCTGTCGTTACGGTTAACGTTGGAATTTGCGCGTCTTCCGCAATGCTTATATTCTTGTCTGGTTCAAAAAGATATTCGTTTAAGCGAGGAGTATTCTTGCTTCACGATGGATGGCTTGAAACAGGAAACACAATGAATAAAACAAAAGATGAAGTTGATTTCATTTGTGGAGATTTGCAGGAAGAAATCAAAAACTACATTATTGAAAGAACAAAAATCAGCAACAGAGAATATGAAAAGAATAAGCATAGAGAATGGTATTTCCTGCCCGTAGAAGCCAAAGAGACTGGTGTCGTTGATTGTATTATCGGAGAAGATTGCAAAATCGATAGTGTTTTGTGATTGTTTGGTGATGAGATATGATGGAAATATGCAAAAGGCAGAATGGAGAAACTGATTTTGAATGGAAATTAAGACTCTGTAAATACAAAGTAAATGATAGAATTGATTTAGACTGGCAAGAAATTTCTAATATTTTAGCATTAGGAGTTTCAGGAGATCATCTTAGGAAAACGGCATATGGGATAATTGAATATGATAATTATTTGCACAACAAGTCTGATGTAGCAACTATTATATTAGCAATATCAGACTTGCACATTCCATTCCAACTTCCGATAACAACATTCTTTGATTATAAGGACAATGTTGATATTCTACAAATAAATGGGGATATAGTGGACAATCAGTCGATATCTAAGTTCCCAAAGCAATATCGGATTCCGCAGATGGAAGAGATAATTTCTGCGCGGGCATATCTTATAAACTTGATTAGATATATCAACCCGAAAAAGGTATTTATGAATTGGGGTAATCACGATATTAGATTCTCGCGGTATTTGTCTAATAATCTAGATACTGACGTACTTGAACTAATGCCGAATACATCCGCAGAATTGATCTTTAATGACGGTTTCACGCACTACGACAAGAAGAACGGAACAAAATCGCACTACTCCCCTATCAAAGATGTTTTCGTTGATTCTGGAATAGAAATCAATTTCGTTGATGATTATAAGTGTAAAATCGGGAAAACATGGTTTATTCATCCAACAACTTCAAAGAGCGGAATTTTAGCTACGTGCGATAAAGCAAAGAGCTATCTTGATGATGTTGATAAAGAGGGATACGACTGTGTTGTTTGCGGGCATACGCATCAGATCGCAGATTCTAAAAAGGGATTTAAACGGCTTATTGAACAGGGAGCTTCCTGCTATACAGAAAAAATGCTATATACAGAAGGACGCCTTACTAAACCTCAACAAAAGGGATTTGCTGTTGTTTATCAAAATAAAGATGGTTCATTGCTTGAAGACAAAACAAAAGTAATTATGCTGTAATAGTTGAATCAGCTCCGCTTTGTCATTGCGGAAATAGTTGAAAAGAGAAAAGGAAAAATGAATAAGACTGAATTGGCAAAGAAAGTTTCTAATACTATAGGAATTGCAAAGACAGAGATTGAAAAAGTGATCGACGCTATGTGCGTTGAGATTACATATGCGCTGAAGGACGGGGACGCCGTTTCCATCCGAAACTTCGCAACGTTTGAACCAGTTACAAGGGCTGATCGGGTTGGCCGTAATCCTTCTACTGGTGAAATAGTTGAGTATCCATCCAAGGTTGTGCCTAAGTGCAAGTTCAGCAAGCATGTAAAAGATATTGTTTCTAAAGATGAATGATATGCTGACCGGTGAAATTCCGGTCTATTTTTATATGCTCAGATAGGTGGTGAAAGATGGCTACAAAAAACAAAAAATCGTTTACATGTTTGGGTTGCGGAGAAACACTTGATCTAGAATCTGACTTTTATGCAAGCAGTAGTAATCTATATGCATCTATTGGCAGAATTCCAGTTTGCAAAAAATGCTTACATAACAATTATAAAATATGGTCTGTTCAGTACAAGAGCAAAAAAGTAGCCATGAAGAGATTTTGCATGGCGTTTGATATTTATTATAATGATGATATATTTGATTCTGTATTAAATTCAAAAGACAACAAAAAACCAATACTTAGTCAATACATTGTTAGGATGAACTTAAATCCTAATAAGGATAAGACGTTTGATACAAGTATAGAAGATGGGACTACATTTAATATAGACGAGAACCAAGAGAAGTCATCTGTACCGGAGGCTGTAAAGTCAAGATGGGGCGCTGGGTTATCAGATGATGGGTATAGGAATTTAGATCAGCATTACAAGTATCTTAAAAAGAATAATCCAAACTGCGATAGCAATCAAGAAATTTTCATTCAGGATTTGTGCTTTTTGCATATGCAAAAAATGGAATCTATAAAAGCTGGAGATAAAAAAGGTTGCATTGATTTAATGACCGCGTACAGGAATACGTTTGATAAGGCTGGGTTAAAAACAGTTGAAAGCATTGATGATGATGCTTGTCTTGGTAGATTTGTAGGTTTGATTGGTTCTCACATTCCAGAGTATATTTATAAAGACAAAGAGTTGTATAAAGACGCTGATGGAATTGACGAGTATATTGAACGGCATATTGTAAGACCTGTTAACAATATAAAAAATAAAACCAGTATTCGAGATCCAGAATATTGTATAAATGATATGGAAGAAAGCAGTGTAAACGATGAATGACACTGCTAATTTACTTTTAGATGAAAAGCAAGAAAATGTATACAAAAAGTTTCCAACTGATCATTTTTTAAGCAATCCAAAGCATGTAGAGAATTTATTATTATGGAATACATATTTTAAAAGAAATTTACACAGAGTTGCGACTTATTATCTTGGATTAAAATTATATCCATATCAAGAGATAATGCTGTATGAGATGGGTAAATCAAAGACTGTAACGGTTATTGCTTCCAGATCTGCGGCGAAATCATTTATAATTGCTATATATGCTTGCTGTATGTGCATCATAAATAAGGATTACAAATTCTTAATTGCTTCTGCTACAAAAGGACAGGCAGACCTGATTATAACGGAGAAAATAGAACAAGAGTTAATGCCAAAATCTCCAATGCTTAGAAGAGAAATTAAAGATATAAGCAGGACAAAAACAGGAGATAAAATAGTTCATTTTCAAAGTGGGTCGTACATAAAGGTTGTACCTGCAAGCGATAACGCAAGAGGTAGTCGTTCAAATACTTTCGTAAGAGAAGAATTCAGAATGATAGATAAGACAATAGAAGATAAAGTCTTATCTCCTTGCCAAGTTACAAAGCAAGCGCCCTATATATCAGATCCTTTTTATGGAGACAATAAAGATGTAATAGAGGAAGCTACGGATGTTTATATCAGTTCTAGTTGGCCAGATTCAAGTCATTGGATGTGGAAAATAGTAGATAGCACTATCAAAGACATGATGGATGGTAAAAATGCGTGTTTCTTAGCGTTTGACGAAAGTATAACGTTAAAACACCATATAAAATCTAAGCAGCAACTCATAAAGGATAAACGAAAAGTTGACCCTTTAACATGGAGAGTTGAATACCTTAACGAGCGAATTGATGAGAACAGCGATTCGTATTTCCCATATTCCCTTCTGTATAACAACCAAAGGGCAATGAAACCATTCTATCCGCAGGATAACATTTCGTTTAGAAATGGTGATAAAAATCAATATGCCATTCCAAAACAAGCTGGAGAGATACGAGTTGTTGGATGTGACTTTGCATTTGTCGCAGGTAAAGAAAACGATAATTCTGCATTTACATGTATGCGCTTGATGAAAGAAACTTCTACATTCTCTGATAATCAAGATGGAGAAAAATCTGTAAACTCTGGATATCGCCGCGTCGTTCCATACATTGAAGCGTTCCAAGGAAAGACGACTCATGAACAGGCGGTTAGAGTTCGGCAATTATATAATGATTTCGATGCTGATTATATTGTGCTCGACTACGCTAATAATGGTTTGTCAATTTATCAGGAACTTGCCAGAGTTCTATACGATGAGGAACGCGGAGTTGAATATCCGCCGTTATCTTGTATGAACAATGATAAAGTTGCTGGAGTGATTAATAACCAAGAAGCAGATCGATGTATTTTTATTATTCAAGCAAATCAGGCTTTGAATAGCAAGATCGCCATAAACTTCAGGAAGATTCTAATTGATGAAAAAATTGATTTCTTAGTGCCGTTCCAAAAGGCTTCGACTGATATCCTTCCGTTATTTAAAGAATATACAATAGCGCCAGACGCAGAAACTCAGTTATTCTTTGAATCTCCGTTCTTAGAAACTCAGGCTTTAATAAGCGAAACAAGTGAATTATTATATGAGCAAAAAGAACAGACCGGAATAATTGTAATAAGGGAAAAAGGCAAAAATAGAAAAGATAGATATAGTAGTTGTAGTTATTGTTCTTATTTTGCAAGTCAATTAGAGATGGATTTACTATCTACTGACGATGAATATGAATTCCTAACATTAATAAACTAAGGAGGTTTTGCCGTCTTGCCAGAAAATCAAGAAGTAGTTGTTAAAAAAAAGAGGGGGCGTCCTCCTAAAAATAAGGATCAAGGCGCTGTTTCAGAAACGAACAAACAAAACGTTGTTGAGAAAACGAGTAAACAGAGCGAAACAAATGAATTCTGTTCATATAGTAGTTCTTATGCTTGGTCGAATTATTATTTTGGAATGAATATATTTGATATTATTTCAAAAGAATCTCTTTTAAGAATCATAAGAGACCCAATAGCGAATAATGAAGAAATAAGAGAAATCTCGTTAATGCTTTATGGCACGAACGGGATCTTTTCAAATACTACTGATTATATGACTTCGATGCCAACTCTTGATAAAGTGATCGTAACGCACGGAACCAGTTCTACAAAGAAAAAGAAGAATAAAGAAAAAACTCTTTCCGTTCTAAAAATGATCAAAGATAGAGAAATTATGAGAGATGGCTTGTTTAGGGGGATGATAGAAGGTGTAGCTTTCTATTATTTTGAAACGAACGAACGTCCAGATTTCGGCGCAACTACTCTATCTGATTACGATGTTACTAGCATATCAGAAATAAATGAATCTGGTATGAACGCTAGTGTTATATCACTTCCTGCAAAGTTCACGCAAATTGTTGGTATAAAAAACTCTTCTTATGTAATAGCTTTCGATCTTAAATATTTCGATAATTTTGATGGAGAAACAACTGCTAGGAAGTTAAGGAAATATCCAAAAGAAATCAGAAATGCTTACAATATACACATTTCAGGCGGAACAGGAAACAACTGGGTCGTACTTGATAATACAAAGACGATTGTACATAAGATAAAAAGCAAACGAGAAGAAAAATGGGGCCGCCCTATTGTACTCACTGCAATTAACAATATTATCTACGCCGATTATTTTCAAGATACAAAGCGTAATGTTCTGGATGAAATGAACAACAAAATAATTTATCAGACATTTCCAGGATCCAAAGATAGAGATGGCAGTAGTTTAACAAAAAATCAACAGAGACAACAGCACGACGATGTTAAAAACGCTGTAATGAATAAGAATAATAAAGGCGGAACTAATTTCTTCTCTGTCGCGGCAGGAACAAAACTAGATACTATTGATTGTATAAATACAGATATATTTGATGATAAATACGAATCAAGTATGAATGAAAAAATATCGATGGATTTAGGTACTGATGGTGGATTGCTTGGGGCAGAAGGATCCGGCAGTTATTCAAATCAGGTAAATAATCTCGCGCTATTAAGTTCTCAAGTGTTCCAGTGGATTGAACAAATTGAAAACGAGTTAAACAAATGTATAAATGAAAATATCATTAAAGATCCGAAGAACTATGTGGAGTGCAAATATCTGCCAATAACGCATGTAAACAAAAAAGAAATGGCAGGGTATGCGAAAGAATTGTATCTGCAAGGAAAAGGATCTCTTAGTTTGTGGGCTTCTTGTTGCGGTATATCTCCAGATGTGTACTTTGCGCTTCTTGATAGTGAATTAGAAGAAGATATTGAAAACAAATATCCAATTCACAAAACAAGTTATACATTATCTAAAGAGGACAATACTGGCGGTAGACCTGAGACGGACAATCCAACTGATAATACGATTAAATCTCAAAACAGTAATGGGAACGCTATCCCAAGTCCATCAGACAATTGAAAATATAGTTGATTTTAGTGCGATGAAAAG